TGCCAGGTAAACCACTACTTGAAGAAATTAAGAAGAGTGTTCTTGCATTTATAGAGGAAGAGAAATACTTCCCTAAATTGATTTTACTCCAGAATCATGGTATAATTGTAGCGTCTTCCTCACATAAAGAATGTATTGCATGTACTATGATGTGTGAGAAGTCTGCAGAAATTTTTATTGGTGCTAAGATTCTGGGTCAAACTAGATTTTTATCTGCAGATGAAGTGAGACAAATTGACAGTTGCCCTAGTGAAGAAAGAAGGAGAATGATGTATCGATGAAAGTAATCTATGTTGACATTGATGAAACGATTTGTCATCGTGAAACATCAACTGACTTTGGTGTGACTCATGACTACACCAAGGCAGAACCAATTCAAGAGAACATTGACAAGATCAACAAACTCTATGACGAAGGTAACACTATCGTATATTGGACAGCAAGAGGAAGCAGAAAACAGATTGACTGGACTAATTTAACTCAGCAACAACTATCAGATTGGGGTTGTAAGTATCACGAACTCCGTGCTGACAAACCTTTCTATGACCTCTTCATTGAGGACAAATCATTACGTATTGAGGAAGTATGAGAATTATATCTCACAGAGGTAATATCCGGGGACGTGTTCCTGGAAGGGAGAATGCTCCTAGTTATATTGACTGTGCTCTTGGTAATGGATATGATGTAGAGATAGATGTGTGGTCTATCGATGGTGAGTTTTGGTTAGGTCATGATGGACCACAGTACAAGGTAACTTGGAACTGGTTCTTTAAGAGACAGGATAATCTTTGGTTACACTGTAAGAATGCACAAGCGGCAAAAGATTGTTCAGTGTTTCAGTCGTTCTGTCACACTGGTGATCCATATTCTTACACTTCAAATGGAAAGATTTGGTTGCATGATACTGAACAAACCTTTGATGATAAAACTATCATCCCTCTTCTAGAGTGGGATCTTGTTGATAGTTTCAAACACAATATTGATGAAGTGCCTTATGGCATCTGCACAGATTACCCTCACATGTTACCATGACAAGAATCGCATTATGTTACTCTGGAAGACCTAGAAGTTATCAAGAGTGTCATGAAAACCATAAACAAAACTTTCGTCTAGGTCAGAATGACGTAGACGTTTTTGCACATATGTGGTTTGATGAAGATCTTGTAGGTTCACAATTTAGAACAGATGTTGGTCAGGGAACTTGGCCAGATGCTGGTGTCAAGGAGTGGATTGACGAGAACTGGAAACCAAAGAAGATTAAGTATGAGAAACCTAGATACTTTGCCGATATGTTCAACGATACTTGGCAAACGAAATGGGTAGCAAGTCATCCAAAGGACAATCAGATTTCTATGTTCTATGGTATTGAGCAAGCAATCAAACTAAAGAAAGAGTATGAGGAAGAGAATAATTTTAAGTATGACTATGTGATTCGTATGAGATCTGATCTCGTATTCTTAAAATCACCTGGTCAGTTTGAGGATTATGATCCAAATAAACTTCATGTATTTGATATGCAAGCAGGACCAGATTGGATACAAACTGGAGTAAAGGATTACGGTATTCTTGACATCATTGCATGGGGTGGGTCCGAGGTAATGGATAAATATGGTACAATCTATTCTAACTTACAAAGGATCACCGAAGAAGGGTGTCCAATGTTTACTCCTGATTCTTCTCTTGGATATAACGCTAAGGTAATTAATAATCTAGAGTATGAAAAACACAATTGGAACTTTAAAGTTTTTGTAGCAAACCACAGTTACGGTAATTGATTTTATTATATGAAAGTTTTAAATCTTGGATCAAGTGGGCAGATTGGTGCTTACCTCACAGAATACCTTCGTAATAAAGGTCATGAGGTTATCGAGTATGATAAGAACCTTGGAGCACGATACAACCTGACGGCAATCCCTAGCACCTGGTTGGAGTCCTGTATCAAACAAGCAGACTTTGTGTTCTTTCTTGCCTTTGATGTAGGTGGATCACGATACCTGAAGAAGTATCAACACACCTTTGACTTCATCAATAACAACACCAGACTCATGGCAAATGTCTTTGGTCTGTTGGAAAAATATAATAAAAGATTTGTGTTCGCATCATCTCAGATGAGTAACATGTCTTACTCTCCTTATGGTGTGATGAAACGTGTTGGTGAACTCTACACTACATCACTTAAGGGACTGATTGTGAAGTTCTGGAATGTGTATGGTATTGAGAAGGACATGGACAAGGCTCATGTCATCACTGACTTCATCAAGAAAGGATTTGAGCAGGGTGATTTTGAGATGATGACTGATGGCACTGAAGAACGTCAGTTCCTCTATGCTGAGGACTGCTGTGAGGCACTTGAGACCATCATGGAGAACTATACTGACTTCAAACCAGAAGACCCTCTGCACATAACATCTTTCCATGCAACATCTATTAAAGAAGTTGCTGCAATCATCATGGGTCAGTTCAATCTGATTGGCAAACCAATTAAAATTAATCCTGGTCTTGCTAAGGATAGTGTGCAGATGGATAAGAGGAATGAAGCAAACAGTTATATTATGGATTGGTGGTTACCCCAAACTAATATGCAAGACGGTATCAAAGCAGTCTTTGACGAAATGAAAAAGGAGTATGGTTACTGATGTTATCTTTTAATAAACTTGGTAAGTCTGGTCGTCTTGGTAATCAGATGTTTCAATATGCAGCACTGAGAGGTATTGCTGCTAATCGTGGACTTGATTGGGTGATTCCACCACCAGGAACATCAGGCGTTGATGAGTTTGGTTGTGAGAACAACTACTGTATGTTTGAAACCTTTAAGATGACTGGTGCTACAGAAGAGCACTACGGTATCCCTGATAGTCATCCTTGGGCTATCTGGAAAGAGTTTCATTTCAATGAACAAATCTTTAATGAATGTCCCGATAATGTGAATCTGGATGGATACTTTCAGACAGAAAGATACTTTGAGAATGTAGAGAAAGAACTTCGTGAGGACTTTCAGTTTCAGGATTCTATCTACAAACCTTGTAAGGAGATGATGGATAGTATTGAGAGTGATCGTAAGATCTTTTTACATATCCGTCGTGGTGATCCTAAATTGCCTTGGGCGTATGTGAACCTAGAGGCAACACACCCTGTCTGTACCTTTGATTACTACGAGAAGGCACTTGCAGAGTTCCCTGAAGACATTCCTGTGATTGTCTTCTCAGACCACATTGAGTGGTGTCAGGAGCAGGACTTCTTTAAACCAGACCGATTTATCCTCTCAGAGAGCACAGATGAACTTGACGACGGTCAGAGAGTCCCCTGGACTGATTTGTGTCTGATGTCCCTCTGCACCGATGCAATCATCGCCAACTCTTCATTCTCTTGGTGGGGTGCATGGTTGATTGATAATCCTGACAAGACTGTTATCGCACCTAAGAGGTGGTTTGGTCCATCATATGACCACTACCATATGGATGACTTGATTCCTAAGGGATGGAAGGTGATGTGATGACTTTATCTAACACTACTTTTATTATCCCTCTTAGGATTGAATCTGACGATAGACTAAGAAATGTCATTGTCAGTTCAATATATCTTCTTGATAATACAGATTGTCAGATTATCGTAAAAGAGTCTGACAAAACATCTGTATTTGCTGAGAATGCTTTACCTCAGATTAGAGAGTGTGTTGGTGATAAAGCAGATAGATTGACGCATGTCTTTGAAGAGAATCAGGAAGAATATTTTCATCGCACTAGATTATTAAATGATATGGTCATGATGACCAGCACAGATGTAGTGATAAATTATGACTGTGATATTATTCTGCCATTAGAATCATATGTTACATCTGAGGAGAAAATTGTCTCTGGTGAGTGTGATGTTGTCTACCCCTACGGTGATGGTGACTGGCAGTTTCAAATCTTTGCTACTGATGAACTAGTATCTGAATTTATCAATGGTGATTATGATCTCTCTATACTTAGAACTAAGTCTAGAGTTTATGATGCAAAGTATGGATTCTGTCAGGCATTTGCCACTAAGAAATATATTGAGGGTGGATTAGAAAATGAGAACTTCATCGCATATGGATATGAAGACGATGAAAGATATTTTAGATTCCATAAACTAGGATATAATGTGTGCAGACTGGATGCTCATGTATATCATATGGAACATGTAAGAACAAATAATTCTTGGTTTACAAATCCATTTATCCAGAACAACAAAAACCTGCATGATACTCTGATGGAGTTTGACAAAGCACAACTTCAAGAGTATTATGAAAATCAGGATTATCTGAAAACACGCAAAGCACAACTGAAATGATTGGATTTAATGCGCTGGGACGAATGGGTCGTCTCGGAAATCAGATGTTCCAGTATGCTGCCCTCAAAGGTATAGCAAGAAATATTGGAGCAGATATTACCATTCCTCATCACCAAGATGCAGTGGATGATGGTATTGGAAACATGCTCCGCACGGAGTTATTTGATTCTTTTGACTTGAATACAAATGTTGGATTGTTGAATGGTGGGAAATCTCCTGTGGTTCATGAGAGACATTTTCACTATGATGAGGAAATGTTTTATCAATGTCCAGATAATGTGAGTCTGCAAGGATATTTTCAAACAGAAAAATACTTTAGACATATTAAAGCAGAGATCCATGATGACTTTACTTTCAAGGATGAAGTTTTGAATCCTTGCAAAGAGATGATCAAGACTGTAGATGATCCTATCGCACTTCATGTTCGTCGTACTGATTATGTGATTAACAGTGCCAACCATCCCCCTTGTACTCTTGAGTATTATGGGGAGGCACTGAAGCACTTTGATGATGACCGTAATGTGATTGTGTTTTCTGATGATCCTGCATGGTGTAATGAGCAAGAGTTGTTCTCTGATGATCGTTTCTTGATCTCTGAGAATGAGGACAACAGGATTGACCTGTGTTTGATGTCATTGTGCAGTGATTTTATTATTGCAAACTCTTCATTCTCTTGGTGGGGTGCATGGCTTGCTGATAAAGGTAAAGTCATATCACCTAAGCAGTGGTTTGGCACTGATGGTTATACGAAAGATCACGATACAAAGGATGTAGTACCCGATGGATGGACACGCATTTAGTAAGATGGACAGAAACAAGTCCACTTTTAAACTAAAGGGACTTCCTACGATTTATTGGCTCAACCTAGATGCCGATGAGAATCGACGGTTCTACATGGAGGAACAGTTCAAATACTGGCAAATTGAAAATCATGTTCGTATCTCTGGATATGATGGTAGAGAAGATGATGTGTCCTCCCATTTGAAAGGTAGAATACCTGATAATGTGAGTCAGAATGAACTGGGGTGCTGCATGTCACACCTTAAGGCAATCAAGCACTTCTATGAAGAGACTGATGATGAGTATTGCATGATCCTTGAGGATGATGTAGACTTTTCTCCTGTCAGGTATTGGAACTTTGCGTGGCATGAGTTTGTCGGATTACTTCCGTATGACTGGGATTGTATTCAAATGACTGCAATCACAACTGGAGATATTCATGTCAAGTTGCATTTGAAGTTTATCAATGACTTCTCTGCTGCTGCTTACTTGATTTCTCGACATCATGCTGCTAAACTGATGAAGCATCACATTCGTGGTGATAAGTTCAAACTAGACAATGGTGTTAAACCTAGAGCAGTTTCTGAAGACACGATCTTAGAAACTGGTAAGACTTATACCATTCCTTTGTTCTTATACAATATGGCACTGGGATCAACTATCCATGCAGAGCACATTGGTATCTTCCATCAAGGTCCTCACACTGCTCTCACTAACTATTGGCAACAACAGGGAACTGAGGTTGACATTCGTGAATGGATGAACTATGATCCTTATCTTGGTCGGATTGCGAATAATTCTGCTGCACAGCAGCAGTCGGAAAACCAACCAAGTTGACAAAATCTTAAGATTCTGTTAGTATAAATACTTAACCTTTTGTTTTTCAGTAATTTCTGTAACAAAAGGAAACAACGGGGAGTTGTCGATTCCCCTTTCATCTGCGGGTAACCATTCCGCAAGTAAACTAAGGTAAAAACAAATGATCAAATCTGTATTCGCAGCAACTGCTGCTCTCTCCATGTCCGCAGGAGCTGCCCTTGCAGGACCATACGTTAATGTAGAAACAAACACGGGTTGGACTGGATCGGATTACGTCGGGGCAACGACAGACATCCATCTAGGCTACGAAGGTCCTCTGGGTGAAAAGGCTTCTTACTATGTCCAGGGTGGTATTGCTGTCGTCTCTCCTGATGATGGTGACACTGACACTGTTCCTTCTGGTAAGGCAGGTCTCGGTCTCGAACTGAGTGATGCACTGGGTGCATATGGTGAATTCGCCTTCCAAGGATCTGGTGACAGCGACATCGACTATGGTTATGCTGGTAAGGTCGGACTGAAGTACAACTTCTGAGTTGTATCGTTGTAAAAGTAAATATATAACCATCTAGATGTTCGGGGTTCCTGACGAGGAACCCCATTTTTGTGCTTGGTTTTAGGGCTGGTTAAAATCCGATTAACCATGTTAATATATAAAGGTCATTCAACAAAACCGATGAATTTCAAGACAATCGCATCTGTTGCTCTGGTAGCACCTGCCCTTGTTGCATGTGGTAGCGCAAGCAATACTTCTTTCAAACTTAACGGAGCAGGAGCAACCTTCCCTGCTCCACTTTATAGTGCGTGGCTTGGATCATTTTTTAAAGAAACTGGAAACACAGTGAACTATCAAGCAGTTGGTAGTGGTGCTGGTGTTCGTCAGTTTACTGCTAAGACTGTTGACTTCGGTGCCAGTGATGGTGCTGTGAGTGATGAGAAGCAGAAGATACCCATGATTCACATTCCCATGACTGGTGGTGCTATTGTTCCTGCTTACAACATGCCTGGTTGTGATGTCAAGATGACTCAGACACAACTTGCTGATGTCTTCCTTGGCAAGATCACCAACTGGTCTACTTTTGGATGTAAGGATAAAAAGATCGTCACTGTATGGCGTTCTGATGGTTCGGGTACTACCAAAGGTTTCACCAACTCTCTGTCTGCTTTCTCCCCTGAGTGGAAGAAAACTGTAGGAACTGGTAAAGCAGTGAAGTGGCCTGTTGGTGTAGGTGGTAAAGGTAACCATGGTGTTGCTGCTGGTATTAAACAGTATCCTGGTTCTATTGGTTATCTGAACTATGGTTATGTGAACGGCGATAAGTTCCAACAGGTTGCTCTGCAGAACAAGGCAGGTAACTTTGTAAAGGCAGATGCAGAAACTTCTGCTGCAGGGCTTGCACAAATTGTTCTAGACGATAAACTTCGTGGGGAAGATCCTAATCCTGCAGGTGCGAATGCTTACCCAATCGTATCTCTGACCTGGATCCTTGCTTATCCTGAATCTAAAACTGGAGTAAAGGAAACTCTTCGTTATATGTTGAGTGAAAAAGCACAAGCGACTTCAGATTCGCTGGGATATGTACCTCTCCCAGAGGATCTTCGACAGAAATCTCTTGCTGCTGTCAGCACTATTAAGTGATATAAGTATAAACCACTACAGAGGAACCCTTGACAGGGTTCCTTTTTTACTATATAATATGTAAAGATTTGCAACATAAAGTAAATGACTGTAACGACTAATGAGTATGGGCAACAGAATATGTTTGCCAAAGAACCCCAAATGGTTGTCGAGAGTTACAATCGCAAGGGTCTTGAGTCCCCACAACAGTATGCCGAGACCTATAATGGCCGTTGGGCAATGATGGGAATCGTTTCTGGTTTCATCTCCTACGCATTCACTGGCAACTTCTTCTTCGGCATCTTCTGATGACTGAAGTTCTTTTCACAACAACTAGCATTGCCTTCCTGGTTCTGCTAGGATACTCTGTACAACAACTTGCTGAAACCTATTGATGGAAAACTCCCTTCTTGAAATTCTGACTTATTATGTGATTGGTGGTGCCCTTTTAATTGGTGCCCCTGGGATCTTTTTTCTAATTGTATTCATGCCCGCACTTCAGAACACTAAAGGTCGCATGGTTGGATACAAAGATCACAAACAATATGGAGATTCATCTATCTATGAGAATACTCCAGGTGATCAGGCAAAGTATTACCTTGAACTTTCCAGGTAATATATACGTTAGATTATTTAACGAATATGCCAAATCCAGATGCACTGTGGCAAGATATACAGAAACTCGATGATATGTATGAAGAGTTACTGTGGCATCCTGACGATGAGTTACAATTCACTCATGATGGTAAAAGAATTATCATTACAAACAAAACACTAGAGGAAAAAAACGATGTTTAACGAAAGAGCAGAAAAACTGAATGGTCGTGCAGCAATGGTTGGATTCGTTGCCGCAGTTGGATCTTATCTCGCAACAGGTCAAGTAATCCCAGGTTTGTGGTGAACGATATGTTACTCATAGCAGCATCAATGTTAGGAGGGTTTGTATTTGCAGCCCTATTAAGTGAAGATGTTGATGATGATGACAATGGTCCAGACGGTGGTCTGATGCAACCAGCATTCATCCCTCCATCCGCTTGACACGAAAAACTAAATAGTCTATAATTTGGGGGTGTTACACCCCTTTTCAATGTGGAACTAAATTGGCGTAAGGCACGGTTGCTCACTCTTGCTGCTTTATTAACGTTGCTCTCTAATGCATATTGTTCTTCTAAATCAGGGTATAATAAGGAACAAAAGGAGGGACAAAAGGAAGAACAGAAGAAGGAAGTGGTTGTAAGTGATTCTGCCCCTGTAAAACTAAAATCACCCACATGGCAGTGTATTGATTGTACACCCGAAGAACGGTACGTTCTTTCTGAACTTCAAAACAAAACTAAAATCACGGATAGAAATGCCCTGGCAACGATACTGGGAAACATTAAACAGGAAAGCAAGTTCCATTCCAACATTTGCGAGGGAGGGGCTAGAGTTCCTTACTCTGATTGCCATCGGGGTGGGTACGGACTCATTCAGTGGACCACTAAGAACCGTTATCTGGGGTTAGGTCTATTCTGTGATAAGTACGGATGTGATCCTAGTTCTCTTGAGGGTCAGACCCGTTACATGATTAACGAAATTCACTTCCAGAAAGTTCTTTCTGACTTTGAAGGCAGAGGTAAGACTGTCCAACAGTACATGATTCCTGCCTATTATTGGTTAGGATGGGGCATCAAGGGAGACCGAGAGGTATACTCTTATAACTATTCAAAGAAACTTTTTCTAGACTGTTGCTAAGCATGAATATCGAATCACTCAAGAAATCAATTCAAATCTTCTCAAGAAAAGCGGCTACATCAATCAATTGGCCACCCGTCGAAAAGGACATTGAGTGTGCCATTGATGAAGATGTTGTAGAGTGTGATGAAATGGACTCTCCACCATACACTGGTGTCCCTGCTCCAATTTTAAATCCGGTAGATGAGTGGTTTTCCTCTCCATATGGATTTGCTGTGCCAGCAATTACTCAGAAGCAGAAAGATTACATGGCACAGGAGGCAGAGATCAAGAAACAGGAAGAAGAGAATCGTCAGTATTGGACGAAAGAATCTTCTAACATTCATCAAGAGATGTATAATTTGGCAACCAAGAGTGGTGCCACTACGATTCAACTTGATCCCATTGGTGGATCCGAAAACTTTCAAGGTGGTTCAGAAAATGTCCATCGATGATTGGAGATACAACGATCAAAAATTAAAAGTTAGAGAGCAGGCACTCAAAGTGTTGCTTTCTAAGTTTGGAGGTCAGATGGAAGGTTGTCTCCCTAAATATTCAAGTAAATCAATCTATGAGTGTGCTCAGGACTGGGTATCTCAGGGCAATATGCACACTTTAGGGATTGAAAAGTATTACGAGGCCCATTATGCAAAAACTAATTAATGTGCTAGCATTACTATCATTTGCTGGTGTTGCAGGCATCGTTGGTGGTGGTGTCTATGTTTATACACAAAAAGATGCTATTATCGAGAGTGTAAAGGAACAAGTCACTAAACATGCCACAAAGGCAATCTCAGGAGCAATTCCTGGCATGTTAGATTCTGCTATACCTGAACTTCCTGGTGCCACTGGTGGTGCTCTTCCCCTCCCCCTCCCTTCTACAACTGGTCCTTCTCTACCTTTCTGATATGAAAAAAATTATTATGAGTCTGCTGGCAGCAGCTGCTATGTCTGCTCCAGCACTTGCTGATCCAATCAAAGAAGATGATTACTTCACTCCCCATGCTCAGGGGTGCATGTTGCTCCAAGAATGCACCGATCATGTTCAAGAACTCAAAACAGTTTCCGACCTTAACAAACATGAGGAACTGGCTGATAGCGATTACAGTGTTATTGCTGATGAGTTTAACTCTCTTATCCGATCACTTAATACGGTCGGAGCTAAGGTTTTTCTAGCAGACCTTCGATATTTCCCCATTGGTCATCGTGGTGTTTATCATACTGTAAGTAATAACTTTTTTCTGAACGTTGCTCACATGCATCGTCCTGAGGTGGTTATGGCAGTGATGCGTCATGAAGGATGGCACGCTGCTCAAGACTGTATGGCAGGAACAATCGATAATAGTTTTATTGCTATTATTCATAATCAAGAGGATGTTCCCAGGATGTATCAGGCAATTGCAAAGAGTGCCTACATATCTTATCCAGAAGCAATCCCCTGGGAAAAGGAAGCATACTGGGCAGGTCATACAGATGGAATGACTGCAGCAGCACTAAAATCTTGTGCGGCAGGAACTATGTGGACTGACTATGAACCCACACCTATGACCCGTGAATGGTTAGTTGAAAACGGATTTCTTTCTAAATAGAGTTGCCCTTGTCGGTGACTAATGCCTCAAGAAGTAAAGAAGGAAGAAACCAAGAAAGGTCCTATTGGTAAACTCAAAGATAAAATTGAGGATGCCGACGAGCAAATCGCTATTCTCTCTACTTTTGTACGACTTGGTATTCTTGTTTGGAGCGGATCTATTCTTACTTTAGCATATATAAAATTACCACCTTCTTTTGGTATTCCTGAACAGAAGCTGGATCCGACATTCATAGCCAGCGTCTTTACTGGCGTTTTAGCGACGTTCGGGGTCCAGACGGCAAAAGGTAAAGGTGCATCAGGGGGTGGTCTTACTAGATTAGATGTAGAAAAAATAATTGAAAAAGCAGCACAAACTGCTCCCACTCAAACAATAAAAATTGAACAGGCACCTGTTCAATTCACACAGGGTCCTCCCAAATCAGATGACAAGTACGAGATGTAACCATGAAACCTTATCTCAAGTGGACTGCAATTAGTCTTGGTAGCGTAGTAGCAATTGCACACATTGGTGTGTTGGGACATTTGATCAAGAGAGAACCTCCTAATAGAGTTGTAGAGGTCCCGACTATTAATATTCCAAAGGGCAATCCATATTCCTCTTATAAGATAGAAGCAGGTAAGGAAGGATATACAATTGAATATAAAGCAAACGATCCTGCTATCCTTGAGTCTCAGAAATCACTGAGTCTTGACAAAGAAAAGAAAGGATTTTTTGGTCGTGGAGGCACTGAGAGTAGAAGAGAATGGCGTAAAGATCAATTCACTATGGATGGTACAAGAAATCTAGGGGTTGTTGGAGGTGATGGCGAGGGAAAGTTAACTGCCCGAGAAGAAGAGTGTTTAGTGGCGGACGCTGGCGCAAGGTCACAAGGTGCGATGGCAGGTAGTGCTGTTGCTGCTGGTTTAGGTGTTCCTGCAGCAATGAGTGTTCCATATGTTGGATGGCTTGCTGCTGGTTGGGCAACTCTCTTAGGACAGAACATTGGTTCTGCTGCTGGTTCTACAGTCAACTCTTTAATTAGTGATTGCTGATGTCTGAAAAAGACAAGTGGTATTATGATTGTATTAATTTTGAAAGTGATGCCATCAACTTGACATTTGCTCATCCCTGGATGACTGTTTCTGATGCTAATCTTTTATTTGAAGATGCTTTTGAACGATTTCAACATATGAAAAAGTTTCATGGGTGGAAGACTGTATGGACACTGATGAATATGAGTTATAGTATCTGGCAGAGAGAACCTGAAGATCATGTGAGAGCAAGATTAGACTTGATTAAATCAAAAAAATGAATCTAATACTTAGACCACTTGAAAATACTGATGATCCTGTTTGGAGTGTTATCTGGATGATAGCAATACTACTTGCTGGTCTTGCATATGTAATTGTCTATATATTAAGAATGGACGAAAGAGAATCCCATGGGAGCAATGACACCCCCGAACAGGAAGAGTTGTTACAACTTCCGAGTAGTGGAGATAAATCGTGTTCTTGACGGTGATACTATTGATGTCACCATTGATCTTGGGTTTGACTTATACAAGAAAGAAAGAG